TGGATATCTACTCCGGTCAGATCATCACTTGTGATGATGCTTCCCGGTTCGTGACCCACCACATTGTGTGAGCCAACGATTTTGAAGGTGTTCATAGAACACTCCTTGTCATGCGTGAATGGATAGATTGAAATCACAAGTCAGATATTGAGCGTCACCAATTGCAAGTGGTCGGATGGTGATCATGTCTTCCATGATCAGCGTTGAACACTCACCATCCAATGTTCTGTCTGACTCGATGGCTGCACGGATCGATTGCGCGCCATCCCAAGACATCCAAGAATCAAGGGTGCGTTGCGCTGCACGGTCACCCATGCGTCCCGCAATCACAGAGATGACGTACTTCCACTCAGACAAACCACCCTGCATTGCACGGTGATATGTGACGGACTGGATCTGAATCACAGCCATTGGTGGGGTGACTGCTTCAGGGAGATGATCTGCAACACGCAACCCAGGCACAGTTGCCAAAGCGCGTGCTATTGCATCGTGAAGGTCTGCAGCGTTCCCAGCCATCAGGCAACCACATGGATTCTGTATGGACGCAACATCCGTTCCACGTCAGGGTCAATGGCTCTCACCGTTATGGCTCCAAGTTCCCCAAACCCTGCGACACCCAGCAAACTATCTCCCCGCTTTACAAGACGGCCGGCGAGGATCAGACACGCTGAATGAACAGGATCTGGGACTGCAGGCCAACCCCACTTGGCTGTCACTTGACAACCAGCGGGAACAGCAGCCATTGAGAACGCACCTGCAAGACGCGCTGCAATCGATGTGATGGGAGTTCCCTTCACAATCGCGTTCAACGGTTCCGCTTGAAAGTCTGCTGCAGCAATAGTGGTTGCATATGTTCCGTCACCCGCTGAATCAGACTTGACCACAAGGCCGGTGGTGGAGGAGATGTCATCCACAAAGATGGTGTTCCCATCAATGGAGGTGAACAATCGTGCAGAGGCTGTTGCGTCTGCATAGAACCGGCGGTTGCAATGCTGATCAATGACCCTTGACGCTTCATTGATGCGCGCTTCCAGCAGTTCATCATCCACCGTGTCAAGAATGCGGAGGATCTCTTTCAGTTCTGCAAGGGTGCAATAGCCATTTGTGATGGTCACGGGAGTCTCCACACGCGGACATATCCGCTAACGATTTCAGGAATGTTGTGTTCAGCCATGTGAGCTGCAACTGCAGTCCCCTTGCCATCACCGTTTCGATTGTCGTCAACAGCGACGATTGAGCCGGAGGAGAGCAGATGCCAACACAACTTGAGTTCAGACAGATGATGTTCAGACGCTGGTTGCGGGTTCGCAAAGTCAACATCGAAAGAGTCCAGATACAGGAAGTCCACGTTGGAAATCTCGAGATTTTGCAGAACCTGCAGAGAGTCTCCGGTGATGGCTGTTGTGTTCTGCAGATTCATGCGTTCCACAAGTTCAGCGCATCCGGGGTCAAGGTCAATGGTTGTGACATGACCAGACTTCAGTCCTGCGTAATGATCCCAGACAACAGTTGACTGACCGTCTCCCAACCAGTTTCCCGGTTCACGGATTGTTCCGGTCTCAAGGATCACACAGTTCTCTGGAAGCATTGCGGTGATGCGTTCAAAGGCTGTGAGTCTGTGTCCAAGAAGATTCCATGGGATCATGCTTCACCCATTCTCTTGTCAATCTCTGTGAGAATTGGTTTCCAATACCGGTCAAAGACCACGGAGTGTTCGTAGAACTCTGCATGAGACCGGGCTGCAGCGCGTCGCTCAGGATTGACTGAGGTCAGATAGGCATCCTGAAGGTTCTCAACAATGCAATGAATGAGCGGTGTTGCAAACCATGCGGATTGCAGAGCGTCCCAATCAGGCTGAACAGCAGTCACCCAACCATGATCTGCAACCAACTCTGGTTGAGCGGTGAACGCAGACACAATTGATGGGACACCACACGCTGCAGCCTCAAGGACTGGAACTCCGAACCCTTCACCACGGGAACACATGAGGTGAACATCGAATGATGCAATTATTCCTGCAAGAACACTTGATGGTAACCCTGCATAGTAGGCCCACTGGTCAACCCACACCAGACGGTCTTCAGGAATCCCACAGGCATGAGCCAGTTTCACAAGGTCAATTCCACCCTGTGCGCCCCGCTTCTCAGAGTGAATGTAAAGGAACACGTCATCACGCTGCTGCATGAACTGTCCCATTGCCAGAAGGTTTTCACCCCATGCCTTGCGGAGTGGGGCAGCACCCTTGTTCGCTGCAACGATTCCGACAAGGAAAGCGTCTTCAGGAATGTTCAGGACTGAGCGTCCAGGCGCACCATCAATTGTTGCATCCGGTTTGAACACGGAAGTGTCAACACCATGTGGTGCATACATTGAGTCAATGTCTGCATTGTGCAGCATCTGTTCCCCAAAGCGTGACATGGCGACAGGTAGAACATTGTCACGTTGGCACCAGTCGAGAACATCCGGTGGTGCAGGAGTGTGATCGATGGGAACCCATGATGCAATAACGGGAACATCATCAATCTTAGAAGATTTGTAAACCCAGCAGTCGAAGAGAGTGATCAGCGCAGTGCGCTTCTTCGTGGTTTCCTCTGCATACTTGGTATGAGCTGCGAGAATGTCTACTGAGTACGGGGTGAAGCCACAGGGAAGGACTTCGATTCCTTCCCAACTGGAGATTCCACCTTGGAGTCCATAGTTGACTGAGAGCGTGACGGTTTCTTTTTCGCGCTTGATTGCTTGCGCGAGCGCGGCGGTTTGGACTCCGTATCCGGTCCCGGTCCACGGTGCGTTGGAGTGGATGAGATAACCGGTTGAACTTGTCTTGCGTGCAGCAGCGGTTCCGCTAACCAGTCGGGAAGTTCCACTTCCGCTCCTTGAATGAGAACCAGCATTGTTGTTCCGTTTCTTGCCCATGTTGTTTTCTCCTTGGCCCGTGAATGTTGCCCGTGGTGTGGGAGATGGAAGCGAACAGGTACGGGCCAACCTGCGTTGCTTCCATCTCCCACGAAATCAGATGATGCGTCCGATCAGGACGCGCCACCCTTGAAATACTTCACAGCGTTAGCGTCAACGACGTTGCCATCTCCGCGCCATGTGACACGGAAAGTGATCAGGTCATTCAGGAAGCCAACTGAATCGTCTCGACTAACATCGATGCCCCTCACCTGACGCACAAAATAGCCTGAAGCGAAGTCACCGAAAAGCACCGAAATGGCACCGGTTGCAGCGGACGCAATGTCTGGGTTTTCCAGCACACCGTGACCAAGCAACTGATCCGGCTGACCATCTTGGAAAGACGGTTGCCAGATGTAGGTTCCGTTTCCGTCCTTGATCTTGCGGACAGCAGCGGTGGTTGCAGCGTTCATCTGGAATGCTGCTCCACGGCGACGATAGGGAGACTTGACCGAATACACAAGGTCAACCAGATTCTCATACGTCGGAACACCAGCAACACCAGTTCCACCGGTAACAGCAGAACCCGCGCCGGTAACAATACCGGTGGGCTGAACAGTACCGGTTCCCAAGGTGAGACCGTAGTTCACCGCGGTACCCATGCCCACAGCAGCCTGCGAGGCCACGAACGAAAGAAGATCAATACCGCTATCTTCCACAACCTCTCGCGAGAGCTGAAAACTAGCCGCGTACTTAAACGCTCCAAGCGTGATGAACGCTGCAAACGTTGGGTCAGACTCAGCAATGGCTGTGCCTTCAGCAGTAACAGCAGGGGCTGTGTACGTTGCGGTGCGTGGGATCTGAAGGTTCTCACCTGACGTGGTGGTGAGCATCGTCACCACATTGCCGTCAAGCATTGGACCCTGAATCACCAGTTGTTCAACCAGGCGGTCATAGAAAGAAGTCGGAACCGGTGAACCGGTGCTGGACTTCAACACATCGCGCTGTTCAAATGAATGGTTGCGACGCTCACCCATAGCAATTTCACGGATGATGTCTGAATCAGTCTTCACACCGGGTGCAACCTCACGGGCTGCAAAGTCGGCGGGAAGTCCCAGAGCGGAACGTGACTCATCAATGGCACGTTCACGCTTTTCACCCTCGATGAGGAAGTTGCGACGTGCATCAAGTGCGTCAATGTCCGCATTCATGCGGTTGAATTGTTCCGACTCTTCGCCGGAAAGGTCTCGACCTTCAACGGTTGCGTCATCAAGAAGGGCCTTGGCCTGTTCCCATGCGCGCGCGCGCTGTTCGGTAAGACGTGAGATGAGTTCTTCACTCATGTTCTGTCCTCCAATGGACTGTTGGTTTGTGATGAACGCAAGTGGTGGTCAATGGTGGTCACATCGGGATGTGACCGGGCGTTGACTCCGGTCTGCGATTGTTCAACCTCAATCAGCGTTTGCTGTTGAGATCGAAGATGCGTTGTGCAAGTGCGACCGGTAGCCCACGGTCTGCTGCTTCTTCAACGGCGATTTCTTCAGTAGTGCGAACGGTTGCACCAGATGTTGCAGGGTATGCAGGGAATCCAGTCACAACGGACACCTCATGCAGAATGACTTCCCGCAACTCACGCGTCTGACCGTTGTCAGAGAATGAGTCACCACCACGGGGAATGGAGAACCCAAATGACATGGAGTGAACAACCCCTGATTCAATGAGGGTTGCAAGGTCACGTCCAGCGGTGGTGTCTGGAAGGTCTGCTTCTGCACGCAAACCGCGCGCGTCTTCACTCAATCGGAGTGAACCGTTGCGGGTGGTTGCGAGTGGTTGACCAGAGTCATGGTTTACGAACATCCGGATTTCACGTTCACTCTTGAGTGTGCGACGGAATGCACCAGGCGCAATGGTCTCTGTGAACGGGAGTGGTTCAGATGGGGAGTTGAACACAGCCGCGTAGCCTGAGAAGACTGGTGAGCCTCCTGCAGTATCTGCTGCACGGAGTTCTAATCCTCCAACTTCCATGGTGCGGAACTCAACATCACGTCCATTGATTCGACGGTGTTCCGTTTCCAGCATCGAGTAGCGTACTGGTGGGGTGGTCATTTCTTCTTCCTCCATGAGAACACCTGCAGGCTCTTCTGGAGCAGGCTCAATGTTCAGTAGTTGTTCAGGGATAATCCAGAACTTGCAAAGCCCGTTTGGATCAATGTCCCCTGCTACAACTTCACAACCGCGTGGGCCTTCATAGAACGCACACGATGCACACACCATCCCGTCAGCAATGAACGGATTGTTCTCTGCTTCCATGAAGTGCGACCCATGCGCTCCGTTGGTTTTGTCGAACTGACCAAAGATCTCAACCACAGATTCCAGATCACCATAGAGAGCTGACTGCAACGGAGTGAGCGGATATGTGTCTGCGTCTCTTGTCTCGATGTGTTCCACTTCAGACCTCACGGTTTCTTCATCGTTGCTGACATCCTCAAGAATTGCTGTTGCGCGTGACCATGCGGAATCTCCACCCCACAAGGCCCATGCAATGCGTCCGTTGGATGGATAACCATCTTCACCCGATGACCATCCTTCTGCTTCACGGTCAACCTGATGACGGTCAAAATAGGCTTTGATTCTTCGCCATGTGTCAATGGGAAGATTGCGCCGGTTCACAATGTCGCGTGCGCGTGCAATACCAATCTCAGTCCCACCGCGCCCGTATTCATTGCGCCAGTCCAAACCGCGTTGCGCTTCCTCGATCATCCCCTCTGTTGGAGGATATGAATCAAGCGCGCGCGCTTCTGCTTCTGCAATCTCTAATGCTGCAAGATGAGCTGCAGCCTCAGACTGTGTTGCATGACATCCACCGGGAACAATGGATTCATCTTCAATCTTGATGACTGCGAACCCATCGCAACCATCAGCGTTGTCATAGATTGTGTAGGGCATGAATCACACCGGAGGATCTGCGTCTGTTCCCACAGGAGGAAGATCAGGATTGTCACCGGGAACGGCCATGGGCGCACCGGGGAGAGCCATTACAAAATCGCTGCCACCCGGGAAGTACGGTTCCATGCCTTCCATGGCGCGTGCTTCATTGGGTGTGAGGATGCCTGACATGATTCCGGTTTGATAGGTGCGGAACCGGCCTGCAATATCTGCACGCATAAACCCTGCAGGGTCAATGTGGATCTCATCTGGTGGAGCCATCAGAGACGACATAGCCATTTCAATGCGACGGATCCAAGGCATGAGCGTGTATTGCACAAACTGCATTCCCGAAGATTCCACGTTCTGATAGGTCTGTGAATCACCACGGGCTGAGATCATGTGTGACGGGATGCGGAAGATGCGTGCAACCTGCAGCACCTGTTCCATGCGAGTGTCATTCATCTGTGAATCAGCAGCAGAGGTTTGGACGCTCTTCCACTTCATGCCACCAGTCAACACAGCGGGGCGACGCTTGCGCCGGTTCTGTGTTTCCCATGTGGCCTGAAGAGTCTTAGCCTGATCCACCGTCATGTCACCGTCAACCTCAAGAACAGAAGACGGAGTTGCACCCTGTGCGTAGAACTGCGCCAGATGACGTTCCATTGCTAATGCAAGACCAATGGTTGTCTTCTGCATCTCGACCGGTGACAAACCCTTTGCAGCCTGAGGTGGAGTCCACCAACGCAGATGCATCATGTTGTCGTTCGGGATCACATAACCGGCGGTGGTGTAGTACCGCTGACGATTGACAATCGTCACCTGCACATCCGTTGGATGCAACGGTTGCAATGCGATTGGAAGCGAGGTCACCGGGTCGCGATCGATGAACACATAAGCGTTCCCATGCAATGCAAGGGAAGTCACAATCATGTGAATGAGTTCATATTGGGTGACGGTGCTGGAGTTACTCAACCAGGCGGGAACAGGAATCCGTTCCACACGGTCTCCAACATTGCGGACTGCACGAACGGGAAGCGTTGCACAGGAATCTGCAATCAATGACACACAGGACAGAACTGCTGACACCTCAAGTGCAGACGATTCTGTGACGGATTCACCAGACCAGTTGGGTGAAGGAATCCATGTGGATGTCTTGATTGGATCCGGTCCAACCAAAGCGCGTTTGCTGAAAAGACTCATCGAGTAGCCACCAGATAGGAAGCGCAGACACACAGCACACCTGCCGTTATGACTGCAGCGGGAATGTTCAGCATTGCGACACCAGCAACCACAAGGACTGCACCAACAATCTCAATCAAGGTTGTGAAGATGTCATTCATCGTCAATGCTCCAAGGGTCAATGATCTGAGGATTCCCAGAAGGTTTCAGATCCGTGGACAGATGTCCGTGCAATGCAAGAGTTGCAGCCACCAGCGGTGACACGTCAACAGTTGTGTCCCGCCTATGCCATGCCCACGCGTCACCCAATGGGCGACGCTTCGCACCAGCAAGAGCTGCAGTCAATGGAACTTGGTCAATGTGACGCAACTCATGCGTCTTTGTGAGATCAAAGAACTTCCCACACCCCAACACAAGTTGACGTGGGCCAATCTCAATGACATTCAACCCAAGTCTGCGGAGGTCACCAGAGAGTGAACCAGCCGCGCCTACAGGATCAATGATCACGTTCCGATACTTGTCCGCTCTGTCATCAGCAGCGAACCAATCAAACACCCATGACGTACCGGGACGATTCCCGACAACCTCAACATGAGGTTTGCCATCAGACCTCAACCCTGCAGCACAGAGTGAAGACATCGAGCGTGACGGGGTGACATCAAGTGCAAGAGTTGGTTGGTCATCGATGCGTGAGCGACGGTCCACGCACGCTTTCCAATCATCCTCTGCGATTACCTGCCACGGTGCAGCAGCGGAACGGTCCTGACGTTGGTTCAGATATGCGCGCCGGAACTCCGGTTCACGCATTGATTCAAAGTCAGAGCGGATTGCTTCAATGGGAACCGTGATCCCCAGAGCAGGCATACAGGATAACCACACGTCAGGGTCTGAGATGTCCGCATCATCCGGTGCTGACCACTCGAAGAATGCAACAGAGGAAGTCTGACCGGACATTGCACGCAACCGTCCGTCATCAATCTTGTCATTCAGATAGAGAGAGTCATTGGTTCCCGCTGTTGACACAATCCACAACTGTGGTTGTGGACGGGTCACCATTGCAGGTTTCATTGCCTGTTCCAGGCGGTCATCCTGCAACGCAAAAGCCTCGTCAATCACGCCTAGGTCTAACTGTGCGCCATGACCAGCAGACTCTGTGGTTGCGAGAAGAGACCAGATTGAACCGTTGTTCCAGCGAATTGCTTCGCTTCCGTTGGTTCGTCTCACCTGCATGAGTTGAGAGAATTGGGAACGCTCCAACACGGGAACGTGTTCATCCTCCCACTTCAACCGTGCATCCTTACCGGTCTGTGCGGTGTAGGCGACACGTTGACGCTCACCCATTGCAATGCAACGGTGAGTCATAGCGGACAACATGAGAGTTGTTTTTCCAGACTGGCGTGGGACAGTCAGCCTCACCTCACGGTATGCGAGACGATGCGACACTTCCCCGGTCTGAGGGTCAACGTACTTCTCAAGTTCATATGCAACATCCACAACGTGACGTTGCCAAGGCATCAGGGGAGTTCCCAGCATCTCCGCAATCTGAGCAACACGCGGTCCCAGAGTGGGACGGTCAGTCCGTGGTGTTGACCACCGGGGCTGACAACTCAGCAAGGAGTCTTGAGAACTCATCTGTGGTTCCATCATTGCGGTTTTCCAGTTCGCTTAGGGTGGCCCGTAACTCGCGAGAAATAGCAGCAGTAGCCATCCCCGCGTCCCCATCAAGCGCAACAGCCAACACAACAGCCAACCTTGCGCGCGCATCTGAAGACACTTCACATTCAAGTTGCTTCAACGTGGCACGCACCGCCTTTTCCATTGGGCCTTGTGCCATCACAACTCATTTCAAAAGATCAGAAATCCAATCATCAAGATTGGCGAACTCGACACCACAGCCACGGAACCTCTGTCCCGTCACCGTGATATATCTGCCTGCACCGTAAATCTCAACATCCCCGGTTCTACGTCCACCAATGAAGTCAGCATGACCCCACACATGGAGACCAGATCCAGACGGTGACACCTCAACATACGTTGCAGGCATCTTGTCCAACAGATCACGCGTCCACCGCTCTGGTCTCCCACGACGGTCAAGGCAATGATCAATGTCAACACACACGATGGAATCAGCAGGAGACAGAACGAAACCTGCACCAACACCAACAGACGATGAGGATGCAACTTCCCACGACACCCAAGAACCGGGGTCAGTAGAACTTGCATTCCCACCAGTCACACGCAACGGAACCTTGTCAGCAGACCAGCGCACCCACCTAGGGATCTCACGCAACGTCTGAGCTGGAAGCGAACGATGGAACGCAACCCTGCAACGGGTGCTGCAGAATCGAGAATCACCACGCGCCAGAAGCGCAACGGGACCAGAGCAGCGGAGACAGACCATGCAGACACCCTAGCCTGTAACGGGTGCGAACGTCTGACCTGCGAAAAGTCAATGAAGTTGAACGGGAATCTCGAACTCCTCACCAATGCGCTATGGTGCCACGCTAAGCAATCGAGACGGAGAAGCACCGCACCAGAACCCCAGCAGAGCCACACAGAGCAACCTAGGCCCCTCTCAGACTCCCCCACGGTGACGTGGGGGGGATCGGGTGG